CCCGCTGGTAGTTGTAGTTCTGTCTCGTGACCGAATGAAATCTCGGTCAAATCTCCCTTATAGACTGTCGATGGCACTTTCTTCACCTCATGGTATCAATTCTGCAAACACGATTACCTCTATTTGGAACGTCATACGGAATAACTGCTTGCTCCTGTCAGACAGGTCTGTTCGCGTCTTGTATACCAACCTGTCGAAGTTTACGCCGTCTCCCTTGCGCTTTGTGTGCACAAGTCTGCGTATCTCATTCTCCATCTTCTTCAGCCGTTCACGTCCTACTAGGGTCCTCGCATCAACGGTTATGTTGACACGAGTTGTGACAAAATCGAATAGCAGTTCTGGTAATTCTTCATTGTGGGCAGTCTCAAAGACAAGCACGTAGTCCCTGTTCCTCATGTCGAGCCTCTTTCCCCTCTCGGCGGTGGTGTTGGCTATGTCATCGACAACGGGCTTGATGTTGTCGGTGTTGCCCCTGTTCCAGTCGTCTCTGAACAGGTCAACGATGACGTCGATAGCCTCCTTGAACGTCGCAACCATCACTCAGCCCTCCTTATGGCGTCTGCATCGGGGAGCAGATACCCACCAACGAGTTGAAGTTTGTGCTCCCTCAACGAAGGTGACTCACTGAGCATCCTCCTGTCCACGTTCTTCATCACCTTCTCTCTCTCTTTATCAGGTAGAGGATTGCGAAGACTATCCAAGAAAACACCGTTCTCCATGTCGTACCCATAGACGCTCAACTCCTGTTTGAGAATGCGCTCCCTGAACTCCTCCGGCGTGTTCTTGACGAGTTGCTTTAGGCTCTCCTGCATGTCGCTGCTGCGATAGTACTCGGTTATTTGCTTGATGTAGTCATCGCTCTGCTGCTCAGCGAAACTCATTCAAAACTCACCACCTCAACATAACGTGGGAGCATCTGTTGAACATCCTGCTTGTACATGTTTATCTTGGATGCGAGGTCTACGTTCTGCGTTCCTTCCGGTATGAGCACGCTGCGGTCGTCCGACATGAGTATGTCGATAGCCACCATCTTGGTGCAGATGTCCTCGATGGCCTTCTCGACATATCTCTCGCCGTAGATGTACGCGACCTTGACGGCGTTCCACTCAAAGAACGGATATGAGTTGTTGAAGTAGACGATTCCCATCTCATGGTCCAACCAGTAATCACGGAGCCTACCCCTGTCACCACTGGCACTTCCACCTTGTAAATCGACTTGCATGAGATTCTGAGTGAGTGAACCTGCTATGTCAGATAGTGCGGAGCCGACGACAATTGTGCAACCGGTAAATGTGGTGGCCGTCTTCCCGGTATAACTGAAGACGTCACCGCTGGCATCAACGACTACACCTGCGTCTGCAAACCCATTCGTGCTGTCAACGGTAATTGTCGTGCTGTCAAGGCTGCTGAAGGTAGCCGTGTTTATCTGTGTCTGTGATATCTCTATATTGCTCTCAGTGGTGACGATGCTGCATGATTCACCGGCCTGTGTGGACCTCATGCTGGAAATCTTGACATGGCCGCTACCGTAGTCTGCGTTGGCTGTTGCTAGGAACTCATTATGCACTCCGACGTTGGAGGTGCTACCCTCAAGGGTGAATGTAGGTGAGAACTCTACGGCTCCCTTGCTCACCCTATCCTCCTTGTTGATGAGGTCAGCGAGATTCTGTGCTGTGGTTATCTTGTCGAAGTCCGCCCTCCATTGTGTGCTTGACGTTCCTATCGTGAGCGTAGCGGCGCTCCCATTGCCGGGAGACATGACGATGGAGCCTGAGAGGGAACGTACGCTGTCTGGAATCTTGAGGCGAGCCTCTGAGGCTCCTATCTCCCTGTAGTCGTCCCCTTGCCACAACTCGACGCGCAGCATCTGCTGTATGTTGCGGAATAGGAGCGGCGTGGTGCCGACGTAATCCGTGTAGTATCGACGCCTGTACGGCTTGTACGTGTCGAAGTTGATGTACTCGGCAGAGACCAGATTGGGTCTCCACGAATTGTGCGTCAGGTTGTCTATCTTGTCCTGCGCACGTAGGATGAGGCGCTTCACCTTGTCGTGTGTTATGCCCCTGTTGCTCCCGTTGGTGAATGATGCCTTGTTCTGCACGTACCCGTTGTCTGTCGTCTCGTAGAGGCCCGGATTGATGGCAGATGAGAATGCCAGTTTGACACCGCTCACTGTCGATGTGATGGCGGTGATGTCGCGGTCAACGCCCATCGGGTCCGCATCTGAGTACAGCAACAGGGTGTCTCCCACTGAGAAGCCGATGTTCCTGTAGTCGGCTCCTGTGACGAAAACGGCGTTCGCCTCGGCGTTGGCGGACATGAGCACAGCCTCTTGAGGGCCTATCTCTAACAGGTCAGCGACCCTCTGCGGCGTGGTGTATACGAGTGCATCAGGGTCAAGGGGTCTTGTCTCAGGCTCACCGGGACTGAATACTTGTGGAATCTAATCACCTCCTAATATGCCATCTCCGGGTTGAACATACCCATTATGTGATTGTGAACATCAGCGCTGGACGCATCAGGAGACAGCCCGTACATCTCAGGATTTCCTTCTAATCTTTGAAACACAGTGCTGTATTGTTGCAAAGGCACATTCACATGCTCTGCAAGCCTACCCATGGCACCTACGTCACCTAGAAGTCTCAGATGGTCGTCAATAGGATTGTTCGCCTTGTGCTGGTCAAGTGCCTTGTCAGCAATACTTGGATTGATTTGCATTTGATTTCTTATGTTCTCTACAAGCATGTCACGCTCTGATAACTCACGAGCGGCTGTGGGAGCGGCTGTGGGAGCGGGAGGCGCCGTAATTGAGTCCATTATCGACTCCAAAGTAGGGGTTGCTGTGGGTTTCTGCGTGGTTTGTTGTACCTTCACAGGTGCTTTTGCTGGTGCTTTTGCCGGTGATAGGTCCGATGCGAACATCTCACCCAGTCTCTCTATGTCGATTGTACCGCTTTCTGTGAGCGGTATGCCACCGCTTGGCTGCGTGCTCTCCGACCGCTTGGGCGGAGGGGCAGCGGGTTTCACCGCATCAGCGGCTATTGGGTTTTTGATGCCCATTGCCTTCGCTCTCTCATTGTACTCATTGAGTCCGACCCCCTCATTCTGAAGTTGCTCTAACACGTCATCGAGTCTCTCAAGATGACCTGTCGCTGTGACGTCCTTACCTGCCTTCGTATTTGCGTCAGCGACTCGTTTTAGTTGCTCTGCTCGGCCAATCATTTCCTCTATGAGAGTCTTGTTGTCCTTCTTCTCAGGCTTCGGAACTATGGGTTTCTCTTGAAGGTCTCCTCCGAAGTCAGTGAGGGTTGTTTGCTTGTCTCCGTCCTTCGGTAGTATGGGGTTCGTGAGTAGGTTGCTCGCAACCCTCGATGCTGTGGATGTGTTGTCAACAGGAGCACGTCTCTTCGTTTGTATATCGGGATATCTCTGTAGCAAAGCATCTCTTAAGGCAGTGAATTCGTCAGTTTTGAAATTACTGTATCCTAGGTTTCTCAGAATCTCTGTGGTTTTTTGATTGACTTCCTTTCTAGTAGTCGGGTTGAAATTATCGAGCATTCGCTCCATTCTCTCACCCATGGAAGATTCGCGCTCCGCTTGTGGGTTCATCGTAGCCGTGTTGTCGATTTCGCTGAAGTCTCCCCTCTTGTTGGCTCGTAGTTCACCTTGACCAACTGTGAATGAGGCAGTAGCGCCGTACCTCTGCGGATTGCTCCTGAAGTCCTGTCTTATCCTCTTGATGTAGTTATCCCGAATGTCTTTGAATTTCTCATATATCTCAGGATTCAAGGGTATTGCTTTACCGTCCTTGTCCTGCTTGAAATTGCCCCTCTTGTCCCTCTCAAGTTCCAACATCTGAGGTGTCAGTCTCTCCACACCAAAGAGTTGCATCATCTGGTCGGGGGTCAACCTGTCATCACTCGCTGGAAATTTTCCCTCCAACATGCTGGTTTTGAACAAGTTCCTCAGATACTTGCGCTCGCTTGTCTCTCTTGGAATGCCCCGCGCACCGGACATGTAACGTACCCTGTACGACTCATTAGGTGCCTTGAGGACGGACCAAGCGCTGTCGAACACGCTCACATCCTCGCCTCCTCGTTTCTCGTGCCTAGATTGTACTCCATGGGCTTGTCACACACACCGCATGTCTCTCTCCACATGAAGTGTAGCATGCCACAGTGCTTGCACCTAGTGCCAGCGCCTATGTCAAGCACATCAGCCGCCTTTCGTGCATTCGCACGCTGCTTGCTGACAGTGCCCTTGAGTGGGTTCTTAGGGTCAACCTGTATGTTCCTCTGGTAGTGCTCCTCAGCACGAATGCCTTGTTTCTGAGCACGTTCTATATCAGTGACATCGAGAGTCTGTATATCGAATCCCATGCACCTTCCTCACCATCATACGTATGTCACTAGGATGTATACGTTCCCCAAGACCGTGAACGGGTCAGATGCTATCAGACTGGTAGTGCTTGACGCATCACCCAACGTGCCCACAGCGGTCGCTATGGTCGTTGACAGCGTGGACGTGTCAGTGAACTCCTTCGGTGAGAAGGGTCCGACGACTTTGTACTTGGGCGTTAGGTTAGCCATCTAGGTCACCGCCTCAAGAGCGGCGTCCTATCGCTAAAAATGTACCCGCTGCTGTAGTCTCACCGGCCAAGACTGGGGCAATCGTGATGGTCGTACCACTGTAGATTGCTGTGTCGAGGTTCGATGCAGTCACTGCTGCGTAGGATGTACCGTTTGCTATGTCAACGTCCTGATGCTTTGCTGTCTGAACCGCTGATGGGTTAAGTATCACTGCGTCTATGCTTGCTAGTATACCAGCAAGTGCTATTGATGTGTCACCTGCTGCATATGAGCCTGTCACAATCATTCTGTCTCCGAATACGGTTGGTCTGCTATCTATTGTCACTGCCATGTTTCAATCACTCTCCTGATTCCTCTTCAATGTTTTCCTCAACCACTGGCTCGGGTTCCTCTTCAACAACGGGTGGCTCAGCAGGGGGGTTTAGGTGGAGTTGGACCATAGCGAGCAATGTGCTCTTGGTCTTGTAGCCCCTACCTATTGTGACCCCCCGCTCTTTGAGCCACTTTGTTATGTCCGGGTTAGTCCAACCTGAGTCGGGTATCCCGTCAGAGTGGAGGTCCTCGGTCACACCCTCATCACCTGTTAGGGTGAATCCGGGCTCGACCAAGAGACGCCTCCATTTGTTTACCCAAGCCTGTGAGACCTCACGCCTCTCTCCCCTTGAAAAGTCAGGGGTGTAGGCGTCGGGACTCCTTCTGTAGAAGGAAGGTCCGTTATATCTCACTGTTGGCAAGGAAACCACCTCACTCCACGAGTAGAGTTATGGTGTAGTCACCGGAGGCTTCAGCGTTCAAGTCTAGTTGTAGGCTGTTGCTTCCGTTGATTGCAGCGGTTATCATGTTGTCAGCAACTTGGCTGACCGCGCCTGTGACGGCTATTATCCTGCTGATTGCTCCACCTATGACGACTCCATTGTCGTCCTCACCATCAGAGTCTGAGTCTGTGATGGTTGTTGACGATAGTGTCACCGTTCCAGTGCTGTTGCATGTCACGTCGAAGACGAGCATTCTGAGACTTCCGCCAGCACTGTTGGTGGCATCGTTGTTCGTAGCAGAGAAGGGTGTCAGGGAACCGGGGTATGCGTCTGCTGCCCCACCTGCTCCGTCTAGCCACCTTGTCTGGTCTACGTCAGCACCAGTTCTCATGTCCAAGTCAAGTATTCCTGTGACGGCTGATGCGCCGCTTGCGTATGTGTATGTTATTCCTTTGAAGTTTGTTGTACCCATTTTTTATCACCTATCTTTTATTCTCCTACACGCTACCTCACTTTAGGTCACGAATACTCCCCTGCGCTCCGAAGAAAGTGGTCCATATCTCGCCCATGGTTCGATAGAGACCCTCTTGGCCCAGTCTGTTGATGGCGAACGGGTCGCCAGTTTCAATGCCACTCTCAAAGTACTGCGTTGGTATTGCAGTGCTGAAGTACATGTAGTCGGTGTCGAGGAAGTACATCCTGCTGATGGAGTCCTTTGGCATGTCCTTGGTTGGGATGATTGGAACACCGTTGTATGTAGCAACGATGAATCCGGCTTCCATACCGGGAACACCCTTGACGCCGTTGTAGGTTGGCGTGACTCTCTTCTCTTCCATGAACCTCTGTTGGGACTGTAGCAGTTGCTGTAGTCTCATCAAGGTGTCATATCCGGTCAGGATGACTTTCGGGTTTCCACCGCGCTCCCAGATTTGCTGGAAGAGCGTGTCTAGTTGGTCAAGGCTGAGTGTCCTGTTGGTGCTGCCTGAGTCAGCGTTGTCCTCAGCGAAGGACCATGTGTTGGCGCTCCTGTCGATGGAGTAGATGTCCTCATCTCCAGCATCGTAGTGGGTGCCCGACGTCATGTTCGTGTTGCCAGTCGTGATTCTGTCCAACGACTCAAAGTTGTTGCCAGCAGCGGTCGTGACGTCCGTTAGGAGCATCTTGTTGACCATCTCAGCGTGGTGCTTACCCATCTCTTCTTTGAGTACTGCTCGGATGTCCCCGAGTCCGTCGTCCCTGTCAGCGAGGAAGATTGCGGTCTCCGACATGTCGAAGGTGTGTGCAATCGTCTTTGGCTTTGCAGCAACGTGCTGGAAGGTTGGCCTCACAGTGTCAGGCAGAGTTGCGTTCTCTGCGACACCACCGTGGAGTGAGCCTCCATTGGGCTTGGCGGTGATGACTCTCCATCCCGACCTGTCCCAAGGCTTCTTTGGAAGGATGCTGAAGGCGTTGAACTCTTGGTTCAACTGCGACCAGACCTTGCGCCCGTAGATTGCTTGGTAGGTACCAGAAGTCGTGGACAGCATAGGGCTGTCGGCCTTGAGCAACTCGCTACCGGTGTAGGAGTATCCCATTGCGTTTCCGGCACCGTAGTAGTACCGTTCCATGTCTGTTATTGTGCGTACGTAGTCTCTTGCCATCTAAATCACTCTCCCCTGAAGGTTTTGTCTGCGAGGGCATGAACTTCGTCCCATGACATTCTCGCCATATCTTGCGTTGAGGGAATCTCTACTGCTGGTGCTGCCTCGCTCTTGGCGATTGTGTCACCGGCTTCTGTCGTACCGATGCTGTCGATTCTGTCATTGAGTGCACTGAGTGCTTTCATGACCTCATCGAGAGGACCGCGTGCGTCGAACTCTGCTGCCTGAGCCTTGGCTATCTCAGCCTTTCGCTCTGTCTGGAAGCGGGTTGCGAACTGGTTCTCAAGGCTGCCCCTGAACTCCTGCTCCATTGCTGCTGCCTTGTATACTTCGTAGGCAGCCTCGATGTCTGCATCGGAAACTCTGTCGGGAGTTAGGAAGTCAGATTTCTTGACTTCTTTCTCGCCTTTCCCGCCTAGTCTTGCTACGGCGTTGGTCGAGGGTTTGCCACCTTCGGACTCCCTGTTGGGGGTCTGACCGTAGTCTAGGTCAAACTCTTCAGGAGTGGACCCGAGGTTCGCTTTGTTGAGGTCATCGAAGTGGCTTCGTGCCCCATCGATGTCAACACCTGCGGATTTCAGGGTGCTCTCCATCCAGTCGAGGTAGTCAGAGGAGATGACGTCCGAGAACTCCTCGGATTTCTTCTTGTCATCTTCGTCGTCTTTCTTCTCGTCCATGGCTTTCTCTTCTTTGTCGTCGTCCATGGCTTTGTCATCTTTCTTGTCTTTCATGGCTTCTTTGAGTTGAGGAGGCATTCCTTTCTCCATCGCGTCTAATCGGCCTTCAAGACGAGATAGGACATCGCCTAGTTGTGCTGTCATGTCTTCTTCTGTCATTTTTTTCACCTTTTCTTTTGTGTTATTTTCCATTTCCCCATCTTGTTTGAGTATTCTGAATGTTGCTTCTGGATTGATGCCTTTCTCGCATATCGTGATTTCATGCAGTTCTAACTTGCTGATTTCTTGATAGTCACCGTGTTTTGGGTCGCTCTTCCTGACTCGCTTGAATGCCTGTCCTCCGATGCTGAACCCACGTAGTTTTCCTTTCCGTATCTCGGCGGCAACTTCTCGTGCTTTCTCGATGTCGTCACGCAGTTGTATTACAACAAACATCCCGACATCATCGACTTCGCTTTTCCACAACCTCCCTTCACTATCTGTATATGATGGAACTACTTCTCCTACCTGTATATTTGAGTGCGCTAGTTGGACGTTCCTGTATTTCGGTTCTTGCATGAACTTGCGAAATCCGTCCTTCAAAGCCTCCATTGTGATTAAATCGCCCTGCTTGTCAACCAGTTCGACACTTGCGTATCCAGCGACAACGAGGTCATTACCTGCCTTGAGGAGTACGATGTTGTCCTCATTGAAGAGTCGCTGTTGAGATAACACACTATCACCTAACTCATTGCAATACTATATCAACTAAGCGAAGAATGCTCTTCGGACTTTCTCTTTCTCTTTGGGTAGTTCTCCGGCTTCTCAGGGTCCTGCTCGGGGCGCTCCTTCATGTCGTAGTCTGGGAGTGTGGCCTCGTTGTTCAACGTGGTCGGGCCACGTGGGCTTGCCACGTCCGCGCCTACGTCTATACCCAGTCCCTTGCCACCGCTCATCGGGTAGTGCCCGCTTCCCGCCTTCTCCAATGCATCGAGTGCCCTCTCTATGAGTTCTATGGCCTTGACCATCTTCGGCTTCAGGAGGATGTTCGGGTCCTTCTTCGGCTTGAGCACGCCACCGCTCTGGTTGTCTATCCTTCGTGCACGCTCGTCGGTCATGCCCTCGTCCGCGCTCTCCTCATCCAAGTCAGACTTGTCCGGGTCATCACTCGTCTTCTTCTTCGCGTATGCCTTGAGCATCTCATCGAAGGCTGGCATCCAATAACTCTCAAGGCTCTTCGCTAGGACGAGCGTGTAGTCCCTCTCCTTGAGGCTACTCAATGCGGAGCGTGGGTTCTCAACCCTGTCATCAACGATGTCGTACTTGAGTATGTCATGGTCGAAGTGCAGAATGAACATATCTTCGTCTATCTCCATGCCGAACGGGACGTGGAAGTCATCGTCGGATTTTGTCATGAGCACCCACTTAGGGTGCTTTTCCTCACCGCGCATATACGTTGACTTTGCATCCCTTAGCAGTATCTTCTTGTCCTTGTTCTCGCTCTGGATGAACTTGATTGCCTCCTCAAGACCGTCCTCGTCGGTTATCCTGAGTGTGGATGGTCCGGGTATGAACACGTTCTCACGGCTGTCGAACTGCCCCCTGAGCAGTTTCATGCGCTCCCTCACGTCCATGTCGGTGACGTCGGTGCCGTCGTACTCCATGATGTCGAAGATGTGTATGCCGTCTGAGTTCTTCACAGCGTCAACGACATAGTTCCTCTTGCCTAGTTTTCTGAGGCACTTGGACATCTCGGAGGATATCGACACGCTCTCGTTGTCATCGTCCTTGACAGACACGTAAGTGCCTTTCCTCGTGACCTTGACTCTGGTTCCATCCTCCATGACCGAGACAGCCCAGTCACCTGTGAAACCACGGAGTTCCTCTATGTCTTCATACTCAAACACCTTGTGATAGGGCTCTATCAAGGGCATCTCACTCGGTAGGGCCTTGGCTACCTCTAGCAAGTCCGATTCACCAAGTTGCCCGGTGTTCACGTCGAAGTTGCTTGATGACCTTTCAAAGTCAACACCACCTGCCGTCTGCGCTATCTGCTGCGCGGTGTCGAACGTCTGCTGGCCGTGGAGGGAGAGCAGGGTCTCCTCGGAGACTGGCAGTAGGCTCATCCTCTCAGTCTCTGTCCCGAACTGAGGGTTCCCGTCCATGTCCGCGAAGGCCCTTACCGTGGGTGTGCCGGTCATGCTCCCATGGTGATAAGCAAGACCGCTGCTGGAGTAGTACAGGTTGGGGGTCGCCCCGTTGACCGAGAGGATTGAGTCAATCGGTGTGTCCATACCCTGTATTGACATCGGATTCAGCACCTCCTCCTGAGTGAGAGCATCCCTCATCGCATCAGGCGGCAGGGCACCGGCATCGAATGAGATTAACTGCGAGAGCAGTCTCTTGCTCTTGTCCCTCTGTCTCTGCTCCAAGAGAGGTTCTCTCCCTGAGCCTTTTGCTGCTCTACCAAGACCGGGCTCGACCTTCATTCTGTGGTGTTTCAGACCCAAGGACTCCATCAGGCCCTTCGTATCGAAGCGAAGCAGGTTGTTCAAACCCTGCAACTCGGTGTGCAGGGGGTGTGACCTATCTCCCTCAGTTTCGCTGAGCATGTGGGAAACTATGTCATCGTGACTCTCACCTACGTTCTTGTAGGACTCGGTGAAGCCGTCGTCAACTTCAGAGTTCACGAGGGAGGAGAGCGTAGTGACTTTGGTGGCCCCTGAGTCTATGGCATCCTGTGCCATGCGTAGATGCTCTTCATCTATGGGGAGTCCCAAGTCAGAGAGCAACTCATCTGCTTGTGTGTCTTGGTCTATCACCGGCAAATCATCGTTCATGATGATATGAGCGAGCATTGGTAGGTATCTCTGCTTGTCATTGGCGGTGACCACCTTCTGCTCCTCTGATATACCATCAGCGAGGGTCGTCGCTCCATGTGAGTCATGGCTCATGTGAAGGGACATAATCTCCGCGTCATGGAGAGCCGCTGAGGTGTTTATCAGGAACTGGGAGACTCCGACGACCTCGGGGTTGAATGCGTCTGGGTCTTTCTCGACGTATCCGGGTATGATGACCTCCTTCGCTATCTTCTCTATAGCGAGCATGTCATTCATCTTCCTCACATCAGGCTCGGAGGTCTTGCCGCTGCTGAAGTTGTGGTAGGTGTAGTTGTCCTTGATACTCTTTGCCTTCATCTGTAGGATGGAGTTCTTGTACTCCTTCAACTGGTCACGGAGTTGCATCCTCCTCGACTCAAGGGATGATACTACGGAGGGTATGGGCCTCTCCTTCTCGTACTCGCTCCTGATTGAGTCCTCAAGATTGTAAATCTCATCCTCCAACTGGTCCATGTCCTGTAGGAGCATCTCGTTCTCACCCTTAATGGGGACGGAAGCCAAGTTTCCAGTGTAGGCCAGTTCGATGAGTTCCTCCATGGACTCTATGTTCGGATGCATGGGTGACAGACCATCAACCACCTCATCGAACGAGAACATCCTCTTCGATGGTCCAAGTGTCACCCTACCGGTGCCATCCCTGCTGCCAACGACGTGGAAGCCACCCTTGCCCAATATGTGTCTATAGTGATGAGAGGCATTCGCCGCCACATGGGTGTCACTGATTTGGGAGCGTGATGCTCCTGCATGCTTACCCCAGTCTGATGTAGGGCCATTGTGCTGGTTCTCATAAATGTGACGTGACATCAACAATGAGATATCCTTCTTCTTCTCATCATCCAACTCGTGCTCCAATCTCTTCGTGAGTCCGGGTGTGATGCTGTGTTGTACGTGGTTTGCCTTCTGACCTAGATATGCGCCTTGCGTTCTATCGAAGGGAGTCATAATTTGGTTTGCCGTGTATGCATGAGCCTGTCCGGTCGCTTTGTGATGCCTCGTTATTGGTGATAAAATTCCCATCAAACCACGATTCATGTCATATCCGCTTGGTTCCATGGTGCCCATGAGTGAGTTCTTATCATCGCCAATCTGACCGAGGAGAGCGAATAGTGCCTCCAAATGAGTTGAGTCGCTGAGGCCGAGGTTCCCTCTCATGTAGGGTCTGCTCCAATGAGACTGACCACCGAGGTGGATGCCGTTCGACTCGATGTAATGCCTCTTCTCCCTATCCGTTAGGCTGCTTGATATCGGCCCTATGGTCGAATTGAACGCTGTTAGTGCATTACCTATCTCCGCTATCCTCGGTGATATGTATTGTGAGTCTGCTATGACCCCACTCAAACCCTGCAACTCGTCTTCCTCAAAGTATGGATTTTCCTTGTCTGCCTTAAGCAACTCGCTTATCGGATGGGACTTCTCAGTGTCTATGAAGTCGTAGAAGTCCTCAGTAGTCACGCTGTTATCCGGTTTGTTGTATCCCAACTCGTCCTCAAGAGCCCTCAAGGCGTAGAGCAGTGGCTCCTTCCCTTCTTGGTCAGGCGACTCCCTCATGAGCCTCTTTAGTTTCTTCCTGTTCTCAGGCCCGTAGATTGGTAGTCTCTTCAAGGTCTCACCCTCACCCTCAAACAAACCGAGTCGCTCGTTTATGTCCGATAGGAACTTGTCTTTCAACGTGCCATGCTCGGGGTCGTTGATTGAGTTCAGGGCATTCATCATGGCTGTCGAGTCGAATGGTGCACTCTCCTGCGTCTCCTTGTGCCTGTGCATGTTCGGTATTGAGCGATGTGACTGTCCCACCACCCAGTTCAACTCGGGCGCTGCCCTCATCATCATGTTTCTCTTGAACCTGCTAAGAGGTATCTCGTGTCCATCTGATAGTTTGACGTTGTATTCCTCCGGGTTTGTCGATGAGTTCTCCGCCAAGTGCTCTATCACCTTGGTTCTCTCAGTTGGGTCCAACCACTCAAGGCCCATGTGATAGCCGAGCCAACCCAGTCTATGTGGGTGTTTGACCATCACGCTTTCCATGGTGTTGCTTCCATATGTGTCATCCATCACCGATTGAATCTCTTCTTCCTTGAGTCCTGCTTGCGCGAGTTGCTCACGCACCTTCACCCTCTCATCGTAGTTAGGTAGTCCCACCTCATCCATGGTCTGCTCAAAGAGGTCGTTCTGACCACTCCATAGTTTGGCGGCATCATCGAAGTGGGCCTCCCTCACATCACGCTCAGTCCCTCCTTCTTTCATGATGGAGTCAACAGTGCTCATATTGTTCTGCCTCCACCTCTGATATGCTCTCTCATACAACTCGTCCTCGTGGGACGCACCACCCTTGCCCTTGCTCAATGGACCGAGGAAGAGATGCTTCTTGTCTCCCTCTTGACCGATGCCCGATATTACGGGATTGTCCTTGTAGTCTGTTTCATGTGCCCTCTCGGACTCAGCCCAAGAGCGTGCAGGTGAGTTTCCCTCGTCGTCAGGCAGGTAGTAGTCCCTGAGTACCTCGACAAAGTTCGGGTATCCGCTTCCGGGGTGCTTCATCAGAAGTGGATGCACGTCCTTGGACCAAGGGTGGTTGTCAGTCTGACTCTGCTGCTCTATCCTCTCAATCTCATCGCCGGGTGCGCGACTCGTGAGTTCGGGCCACTTTGAGTGCATGATGTTGAAGTCGTTGCCATGTGAGAATCTTCCAGTCAACCTGTGCTTGGCTCTTTCAAGTCCTATGGTGCGTGTGGCAGTCTTGTCTGCACTTTTCAAAACAACCTCCAACAAGGGTGTGAATACGTCATCCCCTATCTCGATGCCCTTGTGTAGAAGGTTGCTCTCAGCCAGCAGGTACTGCTCCCTCTCATAGTCGAAGTCGCTCTGAGAGAGCACTGACTTCAGGAGTTCATTACGGGCCTGTGTGAATATCTCGACGTCATCCTGCTGCAAGACATTCACCTCCCTCCAAGGGAGGCTGCTATCCTAGTGGGACACGTCTCAAGACTGTGGCCTTCGTGCTCGGGATTCAAGCATCCTTGGGCGGTGGTTGCACTGCACAGTTGACAACTCTCTGTCTGTGCTATGCCTTTCCTGATTCCCACCCAACTCAAGTTCATCCCTCCGTGAGATGACCCTCGACTGGATTTTCATGGGTGTTCATCTTTGCACGCAGGGCCTCAAGGTCGAACGATATGGAAGTCGCTCCCTTGTTGGCGACGTCATCGGACTCAAAGAGGGATTGGTTCGTCGTGTAGTACGCGTTGTAGGTCTGTCCACCTGA